CGAACTCATCAACACGATGGTCGACATCGCGGCATATGCAGACAGGATGCAAGCGGCATTCGTGGATATGGCGAAGTCGATGGAGGGACACCTCTTCGAGATCGCGAAGAACACTGGCAGCACTCGAGATCTGCTTGACCTTCGCAAACAGACATTCGGTGGCGGACGCCTGGGCGCCATCGGTGTCACGGCTTCGGAACTTGCAACGGCTGGAAACAACCCGACGAACGTCGGTGGTGTTGGTATCATTCCGCAGACGCTCATTCCGGCAAGCACTGACCTCGAGCGCTCGATGCGGAAGATGATGATCCAGGCTGGACGTCAGAACCTTGTGACCGAAATGAGACGAATCTAAATGGCGACAAACTGGCCACTCTTGGTCGAAGTCGACTGTCCTGAGCCACGACCTGACAAGGGCCGTGTATGCGTCGGTGCTGATGGGACATCATGGGACCGACAGAACTCCACTGGATGGTTTGACTCTGTGACCATGACGGCCATGCCGGCGCCTCTCCCTGTCACTGAAGGATGGTCGACCAACTTCGCGGGACTGTATGCGCGTGTGCCACGAAGCGCCTACACGCTCACTACAGGCAGTGTATGGAAGCAGATGGAGGTCAATGCTGCCGGCGATTATTACCTCACAGCAACGACACTCGGCACAGCAAATGCTGAATGGGTACGCACGACTGCGTCGTATGGCGTCAATCAAGGATGGTACATAAGCGCGTACGTTCCGAACTGGGTCGATGCTTCGCCATTGCCTATCCTTCGTGTTCAGTGGGGCTACGGTGGAGCGTCCACCGTTGAGCTGGTATTCCGTGCAAACGGTTCCTGCATCGTCTACAAGGATGGAATTCAGAAGGGTGTCTACGACCAAAGCGACACCAACAAAACGCCAGGACGAAGCGTCACAAGCGCGAGTGCAGTAGGACAGCGCAACATCGCGCTGATGCTGATTCCTTTCAAGCGTCGCGAGCTGCTTGTCACGTCGACGTTTGGCGCCAACTTCAGCCACCTGTTTGAGGATGTGCTCGACTCTCCTGGACAAACCATCGTGCCATCCGGTTCATTTGCATGGAAGGTCCCGTATGGCAGACCGACTGTGCAAATCGCACCGATTGCATACGAGACCACTGGCACGTTCTACAGCAAACCAATCCAACTCCGATACGCTCCTCCGACAGGCGCGACCTTCACCGGCACTGTCTGGTCTGACGTGGTTGGAACTTCGACGGGAAGCATTACGGAAACTGTCAGCGTCGTTACATCAGCAGGTGGCACGTACACGCCGAATGGCATCATAGACACCATCAGGCTGAAGCTCGAAGTCACGACACCATCGCCATACACGCGCACATCTGGTGTGGCGGCAGCGATGGCAACGTATACGCCAGCTGCAACAGCCACAGCGAACGCTCCTGTGGACATCACGGAGTACATCGATGACCTGGTCCTGTCGGTCGACGAGACAAGCAGGACGACGCTTCGCATGAGCGCCAGGCGTGCAGCACTCGAGACTGCTGGCGTCCAACAGCCGCAGATCACAGGTGACAGACCTATTCGTGTGGCGATCTCGAACAGTGCGACACCGACACCGGCATACATCGACATCTTTAGGGGCACACTGGCGCCTCCGCAAATCCAGTATGAGCAAGCAGATCTGTCGCAGAACTTCAGCAAACTCCAGTTTGAAGGACAGGACCGCTCACGCGACTTCGAGCTGTATTACTTCCAGGATGGTCTGCTCTACGACGGCTACACGGCGGAGAACGCCATAGGTGACATGATGACACTGGCTGGCTATCCACCAGCGACTTATCTGCTGTACACCGACGTGACAGGAATCAACATCTCGAGAAGTCCAGACATTGCGCGTGGTTATTCGTCCTTCGTTCCTCAGCGTGGCGACACCATTGCCTCGATGCTGAACAAACTTAAAACCGACTACGCCGCGAACTTTATCACTGGATGGGCACCGACAACAACGGGCTACAAATACCAGTGGTCAAACCCGTACGACCTGTCATTCGACAGCGTGATGACTTTGTACCAGAGTGTCCCTGCCGCAGCAGCTGCTGGCGTCACTGCTGCGCTCAGAGAGAAGCGCGTGGTGCGTAGGATGTCCGCGCACTATGAGTCTCCAGAGTGCAATCAAATCACCGTCATCGGACAGGACCCGAGAAATGGCGACCTGCTGTATTCGTACAACACCGACGCCGACAGTCAAACAGCGAGCACTCCACCAGCGGACAGACCGCCGAACTGGAGGGGTCGACCTGTACCGTACATCCTGGCTGATCCGAGCATCACATCTGCATCGGTCGCATACCAGGCAAGGCTGGCACTACAGGAGCGACTCATGTCAGGTCGAATCCTGATTGAGTGGGAGAGCGACTTTCTGGTCATCAACACGAGCAACAGACCGCTGTGGGTGCGTGACATCGTGACCATCATGCAACCTGACGGTGTGACGGTTAAGGGCCTGTATCGAATCGTCGCGATACCGACCATCGAGTTCGTGGTCGAGAATGGCACGGTCCAGTTCCGAAAAGCCGTCTACCGTGGTCATTATCTCTTTGGAGCAGAGTAATGGCGTACATCGATGGCACGCGTACATCGACGCTCACGATGTCGCACACGCAGAACGTCACCGAACGCATCTGGAACCCATTTGCGCTTCAGCCTCTCGAGCCTGACTATGACACACATTACACAGACTTCACATTCGGTGGACATCTAGGATTCCTCGGTTCACTGGCGATTGTCTCGACAGTCAATGCTCCATCGCCTGGTGCAACATGGACATGGGAGCTCCGAGCGAATCTCAGCGTGAACAACGGCCACGGCTCGACGAATAGTGGTTATGTGGTCCTTGCATCAGGAACGGAAACAGGCGCCACTACATACAAAGATGTGTCTGTGACGTGTGCTGGAACATTCACCGCATCGGTATCGACCGACAAACTCTGGGCGGTGACTGAGACCGCGTACAGTTCAAGCGTTGCGCCGACAGTGTTTCCTCCGAACACTGCCTATCGCTGGTATGAGATGACAACATCAGGCGCCACGGCAGCGTGCAGTATCACAGCCAATAGTGGAAGCATCAGCGTGTCCGCAGCTGCGACATCGAGGCGCACAGCAGACTACACCGCCATCCTGACGGCGAATGGATTCTCAAGCGGCGATGTTCGCCACGACTTCGCTGTTTCCCTGGTGAAGGTCAACACGGTCAATGTGCATGACATCGCACACGCTCACACCTTCCATGCACAAAGTGCGACCGAATGGAGTCTATCTGTCCTCGGAACGACCGACGCATTCGGCATCGTTTCGACAGCGAGCGCAACAATCAGCACATCGTCATGTCTTGACAGGAATGTCGCTGTCATTGGTCGCACTCGAGCATGGTCGACATCGTATCCAGACTCGCTCAGTGTAGTCGTGACAGGCTTCGATGGTTCGTCCAGGACAATCAGCGGAACAGGCTCGATGTCAGGGTCCGATACGTTCGTGGACTACTCCACGACGACAGTCCTGACAGATCCAGACTACGGCTCGAACACTCTGACTACGTCGCTCGATGATGTTCCGGCGTCTGTCTCGTGTGCCATCACTGGCGCATCACTTACAGCTGTCGGTGAGGCATCAACTGAGACGCGGTGCATGTTCCGTGGCTTCAGGTTCAATGGTTGGTCACTCGCGTATGCCACGACACGAAGCATTGCCGGCACAGGCAACGACAGGCTGTTCGCTCCCTGGGAAGGCATGTCCGGATATCGCTACCTGGACATCCAGATCAAGGCACAAAGCGGAACAGGTGTGGCTGGGACCTTCGTCATAACCGACTACCATGGCAACACGAAGACATGGAATGTCACAGCTGCGACGACGTCATATCAGACAGTGACCATCGACCTATGCAGTCCTGATGCATGGTCTGTCAGTGGTCTCCCACTCACCGACGGGAAGGACAATCCCTACCCACGCAAGAACACCGCTAGCAGTTCGTACGCTGGGTCAGAGAGCGTCGACAGTGCTTATTGGGGTGTTACGTCATGCCAGCGCCTACGCATTGCTACAGGAGCGATTGACCTCGGAACCACGACGCTCAAGCAGGACACCGTCAACGGCTTCACGAACTCGCACTATGTTCCGAGTGGTCTAGGCTATGAGAACGAGCGCATCACACCTGCCATCGTCGCCGAAGTCGACACGACGACGTATTACTATTCACGCCGCTTCTGGCAACAAAAGAACGACGGCCGCGACGAAGAGGAGAGCGACTATCGATGGCAGAAGACCGTCGGTGGCTCCACTGGCGTCACCAGCTACAGTGTCACGCCGCTCACAATCGTCGACCTCGTCGGACAAATCAATACTAGCGATGACAGCATCGTCCGACATCCTGGCTGGACTGCCACGAACAGCGTTGCGTATCCTGGAAGTGGCACCTGTAGCGTGTCACAGCCGCCACTCAGGGACTGTTTCCTCAATGGTGGGACCGGAATCAGCACGTGGCTGTATGGCGGTGGAATCCTCGCAACGCCTAACGCGACATCAGGGACTGACTTCGCGTATGGCTTCGAGATCGCGACAGGAACCATCACAGCACAGACACTTTTCGACTCAATAAACGGCGACTTTATTCCTGATCTGTATGACCCGTTCGATGTAAATGGTGGAACCGACAGTGCGCTGTATCTGCCATTCGGCGCCATCCTTCGTGGTCCAGCGCATGGCATTGTCTTCGACAACAATGGAAACCCGGCAACATCCGGAACAGTGACGCTTCAACTATCGAGCGACTCTTCGTCCAGGGGAACAGACTCCACGTTTGACGCACTTGGAAATTACCAGACTGGGCTGCCATATGGTCTGGGAAAAGCAAATCACGCGATCGTCATCGGGGCATCGAGCGTCGGTGTCAATCCGATGTACTCCGCGAAGCGTCAGCGTGCTGTGTTCATCGAGGAGCAGCTCGTCGGAAACTGCACGGCTGCGGACGTCTCACCGGCGCAACAGGCGACGTACGGTGTCGTGACAGACACTGGTGGCGTCAAGCTGTATCACTCGCGAGCACATAACGGAACGAACTGGAGCGAGGTAACAACGCCGATCACAGGCGCTGTCTGTCTCAGCCTGGCGTACCAGCGACACAGTGGAGCGATGACACTCATCATCATCGTGGATGACACAGATGGCACCGTCAAGCGCTACACGACAGACGACGAAGGGAACACAGTCAGCGTGGCTACAACAATCGGAACCGGTACGCATGGAACAGTCTGTGTCTCACCGAATGGCATGGAGTACATTTTCTTCCGCACATCATCTAGCAACATCCAGCGCGTGAAGCGGGACCCGATGGGCAACGTGATCACAGCTGCGTCAAACGTCGTGACAGGCAGCGTGTCCGACGACGAGTTAGCCTGTTATTGGCGCCTCGGAGTCATATATCTGTTGTACACGCACACCTCGACAGGCATCACTATCGTGTCCAGCAGTGACGATGCGGAGACCTTCGCCTGACCTTTTTGGTGACGTCAACAAAATGGTGAACTTGTAAGGTTTTCTTACAAGTTGAACCCACAAGGATTCCCTGTGAGTTGTCAAGCATTCCTTGACACCTTAAAAGGAAACGCCTCCAGAGGGGTGCTGGAGGCGTCAGGACTAGGAACAGAAACCGGTTGGACGTTAGGATTATACATCATGGAAGTAAGACCAATTGCATCGCTCTCGACAGATCTGGCCGTTGCAAACATCGGCGTCCAGGAGGTCGGCGAGAATCGCGGAAAAGCAGTCGAAGCGTATCAGGCCTCATGCAAACCTCCGGTCCCTGCTGGTTCTCCCTGGTGCGCGGCACATGTTCGCTTCAGGCATAAGCAAGCAGCCACGCAGCTCGGCATCGCGTACCGCGAGGATTTTCCTCGCAGCGCATATTGTCCTGACTGGTCTCGATGGTTCAAAGCAAACGGACTATGGCTCCCGGTCCAACACATTCGCGATGAAACAACCACGAAGCGTCCACGGCGTGGAGACCTGGCGCTGTTCTACTTTCCAGCGCTCGCACGCATCGCGCACATCGGCATCGTGACTAAGGTCGAGGAGTGGGGTGTATACACGGTCGAAGGTAACACGTCGCCGGAACCTAGCGACGAGCTCTCCGTCGAGCGTGATGGCGATGGACTCTATGCCAAGAAACGGAACTGGAGCGAGTTCGGGAAGTTTGGCGGCTTCGGCTTCGTTAACTTCTGATCTGACAAACCAAAAGACCAGGTGCAGATCATGGTCTTCGTCCGGATATCCGGGGCCATGCACTACACCTGGTCTTCTGTTTGGTTAGTTGTTCAGTTCACCGATGTGGGAGCACCGGCAAACAGAATATACATTTAGCGCCAGACATGCACCACTTTTTGATCGTGTCGTGGATTCTCTTCGATGCGATAGGACACCACGCCATCGAGCGCAGCGTGAATATAAATCAGTGCGCCCTCCTGGTGTAGGCGCTCGAGGATCTCATGCTCGCTCGCTTTGAGCAGCCACAGGAGTCCTTCTGGCTTCTCTGCTACGCGAACGGGTCCAGCGGTAACGTCTTGATTGACCGATTGTTTTCTAGCCATATGAGTTTTTCCCTTATCTTTTCATGATGTTCAAAGTGACATGATCTACAGGCTGTCACCAGATCATCCATGTCCTCTGCGCCGGAGCGATCGTATGTATTATGGTGGCACTCAAGGAACTCAGTCGAACCGCATACGACACAGCTGTGTCCATCACGCTCGAACACAGCTGCACGAAGTTTCTTCCATCGTGCTGTATCCATGTATCGCCGCCGGTATTCACGCACAGCGTAATATCGTTTTTCCTTGTAGGCCTCATATAGTCGATTATATTCAGCATTAAATTGCGCCTTTTGTAAACGACGTTCGTTTGATGGATTGTCATAAATCGCATCGCATAAAACGCGATCATCTGGTGGCACAGCACCAGCAAGTGTTTTTAGTGCATCGAGTTTCTTTAGTGGTTTGACCATGTGTCCACAAAATGTACACCGCAGACGATAGTGGTCACGTCCAATGGCGTCAGTGATTTTGGTGATCACAGTAGACGCGTGTAAGCACGGGTCGAGTTGTCGATACTTTGGTTTGTTTTCATCGTCCCAGGCCTGCATGTAAACAGCCTCAGTCGGAAGGTCTGCATGTGGCATGAGGTCGCCGAACTTCATGACAGCGCCTCCATGATAATCGGCAGGTGTTCCAGCATGATGTTCTGGATTCCCTGCGCGATATCGCGATGCTCCAGCTGCGTGTCCTGGCGTGTACGCAGCTGCACGTAATGGATCCAGGAGCGAATGGTCCCACTCATGTACATCGTGGTCGGAGTGCACATCGGTAGGACCATGCGAGCAGTCTCCGCAGCCATGCCATTCGCGATGAGATCGCGATAGACATCGGTGCAGAACTCGATGGAAGAAGCGACCAAATACAGCGCGTCCTGCTGCTCTTTGGTGAGTTCCTCTATCTTCGGTAAAGGTAGGCTGCTTTGACGGTTGTGAGCGCCAGCAAGGCGCATCTCAGGGACATCGATGTCCTCCGTCACTGTCGCGTACCGCTGGCTGAACTCCTGGAACGCGAAGGAACGGTGTCGAAGAATCTGAGCTGCAATCGCTCGCGTGGTTTTGATTTCGACGCACATCGATGCCTGTTCCAATATTGACCAGTGTCCGTGTCCGACACAATATCGAAGCAGTCGAGCGACGTCAGGATTGTCCTGGTTCGATGGATTCGAGACTCGAGCACAATACCCGATGACCTTTTCAGCGTCTGGCGTTATCCATACAAGTTTAGTCATGCGTTTTCCCTTCAATCTGCAATGGTTCGGATTCTGGTTCCTGGTCGTTCACATAGAAATGCATCGTTCGACGAGCTTCGTCTTCTGACATCGCTTCAGTGATGAACGCCATGACCATCGGTTGCATGCCAACGGATGGATGGATTTCAAGCGGAAGCCCGAACAAGTTGTTCGGGCTGGTCGTATCTTCACTCTTTAGGTATTCACTCATGTCATTCAGGAATCTTCTGCTGCCGACGAATCCAATGACTTCGAGTCCTTCGCCATACGAATCACTGATTGCACGCATGGCGTACCTCATCAGCTGTGGCGCATTGCCTATCTTTCCTCGCATCTCCATCAGTTTGTCAGCTCCTCTTCTCCCAGGACGAAATGCGACCCGTTGTGATATCCGGGAATCGGCTTCGGTGTTGGTGCCAGCTTCTTGAGCGTCGTTGTCTGTGGCGGTCCTGGCTTGATCTGTAGCCGTGCCTGTTGCTGGCCTATCGCGCCATTGCCATCGTCATCCTCGTCAGATGCGAGACTGAGAAGTGCGCTGAGGCTGTACCGTCGACCATACGAGAGTGCTGACCCGAAGCCGTGCGATGTCTGTTGCATCACAGGAACCTGGACGACGCCGGCTATCCACTCGCCTGAGCTGTGGATGACACGACTCTCGACAGTGATGCTGGTGCTGTGCTCTCCGTCGATGGTGTCCAGCACCGACTGCACAACGATCAGACCATTCTTTGCGAGCACTGGTCGAACGACTTCCATGATCGCATCGAGCGAAGTGTACTTACTTCTGAACGCTGGATTCGTGGAATCCTTCGTGATTGGCTTGATCTCAGCCTGTGCCTTGACCAGCGCTGGCGCGATGGCGCCTATTGTCTCCGACATTGTCATTTCAAACCCCCTATGTGTAATCCTGCCCGGCTGAGTGCATTTGTAAACGCGCCGGTCCAGTTGATGTTGCGCCTGTCGATGATGGCGCCTGACTGCGTATATGACCGCCAGATGCTGACATCATTGACGACTGGACTGATTGCCCGTGCGATGGCTGGCCATTCGTCCTGGCGCGTTTTGTAGGCTTCACGAAGACAGTCAAGGACATGTGCAAGCGCTTCGTACTTCGTGGTGCGAATCGAGCGTGCCCACTCGATCTGTTTCTCGGACCCGGTCATAACAATCGGATTCGGCTCGAGGAGCCGCTGTGTCAGTGACCAAGCGCGTTCGATGGCGAGTTTGTTTTCGCACGCCGCGCAGATCTGAAGCGTCGACGTCATCATCGCCATTTTGTATTTGAGGTCGCTCTGCGTATATCCGACCATGATGTGTGCGGTATGGCCGCACCTCCACGTCAAGTCAACCCGTTCCTGTGTCATTGTTTTCCCCTTCAGTAGTGTCCAACTACACGTACATCCTAGCATAGGTTGACATAATGTAGCAACTATGTGTATAACGATGGCATGTATGGAATGACACAAGTCGAGATCGCTGAGCGACTCGGCATCAATAAGAGTGCAGTGTGCCGGATGCTCTCCGGCGCTCATGCTGTGAGACAGTCGACCGTCAAGCGCATCGCTGATGTGATTGGTCGCACTGAATACGAAGTGCAGCTGTGGATCCTGTGCAAGCGCACAGGTCAGAATCTTCCCGAATAGACAGAATAGGACTAGAACAATGGACATCAAACTCTCATGCATCGTATGTAATCGCCCGAACGTCGTGCCTTATGGCCGTGGACATCGCATCTGTGGAATCTGCTCACAGCGTGAGCTCAAGCGTGAACAACGCAAACGAACACAGCGTCGCATCCAGACCATCGGGACATTCGTCCTGGTCGTTGGTGCCGTTTGGTTCTCGTGTCTGGTCGCATCCGATTGGAACACCCCGAACAGTCCAGATCATCGTGCACACCAGGCGATGCAAGCTCGTGACTGACGCCATCCGCACCTGGTCACAATACAGAGCCAGCAGACGCGCCGACCCGGATGCACTCCTCCTCGCTCAGGAGGAGTTTTTTCTAGGTCGCATGGTTCAGTCTGGCAGCGAGCGCGACAAACTTCGAGCTGTCGATGAGTTGCTAAGTCACAACATCAGGATGGTCTCAGCCATTGCCAAGCGCTACAAGGGACGTGGCTGCGAACACGAGGACATGATGACCGATGGCATGATGGGCCTCCATTACGCTATCCAGCGCTATGACCCGGAGAAGGGTCACCGCTTCTCGACGTACGCGACTAACTGGATTCGACAGGCTATCGGTCGAGGAGTGGAGAATCGTGGTCGCGAGATTCGACTACCGTCGCATGTCATTGCCAAAATCACTCACATCCGCATCTCGCGTCAGGCGTACGTGCTAAAGCATGGCGAAGCACCATCGATGCCGGAACTGCTGGTGTGGATACAGTCGCGCCTCGATGAGTTTCCGAAGTACTTGCGTCGCCAGATTGAGACACTCGATGCCAAGTACCTGGGCGAGATCATGGCGAACGAAGCGCCGCAGATTCGGTCACTCGACGAAGTGAACATGTATGGCATGACGCTCGCTGACTTCACTGCTTCAGAGGAACCTGCGCCGGACGATGCGATGAACCGCGAAGCACTCTACACGCAGCTGTACAAGGTCATGGAACACCTCACGGATCGCGAGCTCGCATGTATCAAGTTGCGCTATGGCTTCGACGGCTTGATTGATGGTCGCTCACTCGAGGACGTTGGACTCCTGGTCGGATATTCTCGCGAGCGCATCAGGCAGATACAACATCGAGCGCTCGAGAAACTTCGCGTATTACCGGAGGCTGAGATTCTCCTAGAGACTTTGGAAGGAATGGAACTTTGAACGAATCCGAACATCAGATCGCGTATTTCAACTGGACCCGTGTCATGGGTGGACGACATCCGCGCCTGGACACAATATTCGCTGTGCCGAATGGCGGATACAGGTCGAAGGCCACAGGTGGCCGCATGAAGTCCGAAGGCCTAAAGGCTGGCGTGTGGGACATCTTTGTCCCGGTCCAGATGGGACAGCACTGCGGCATGTGGATTGAGATGAAGGCCGGCAAGAACAAGTTAACACCAGGACAGATTGCATTCCGTGAGTCTGTCGGTGATGCTTACCTATGGTTTGTCGCCTATTCCTGGGACGAAGCAGTCGAAGCGACGTGCAAGTATTTAGGCGTCGCGAGTGGCATCAACTAACAGCTGTTCGTTGATCTCATCGGCGATCTCTATGCTGTGCATCTCACAGATGATGTACCAGACCGCTTTGAGCAGATCGTCGGTCTTATCTTCGCCAGGTTTAGAACCTGCTCGGAGAAGGTATTTGAGAGCATTGCCACGCTTGAAGTCGAGGCCATAGGCGTCGATTATCTCGATGGGCTGAATCGGTTGGTTGCGGTAATGTGTTGGGACCTGTTTGGACATACAGGCATTGTAAGGGGTACAAATGAATAGAGTTTCACAGGCTGTGACATTTTTGTCATGGCTGTTTGAGCCGTACTCTGACGGCTTCATCGAGATCCGAACGATGAATCAGGGAAAAGTGCAGATGCGCTTCTGGGAACTTCCAAGGACGGAAGAAGACTGGACTGGCATCGGCGAGGCGTGTATCCAGTGGAGTGATGCTGGAGAAGATGTGTACGTCGGCGTGCTTCCACGCTGGCGAAAAGGAGGCAGAGACAATGATGTACATACTGCTGGTGTACTTTGGTGCGACATCGATGACCTTGATGGTCTGGATCAGGTTGCAACGCTTGATAAAGTCACAGTCGCTGTCAGATCAGGGAAGGGGCTCCACTGTTACAGGCGACTCAAAACTGTTGGTATTGGGACTAAGCCAACCGAGCAGAGGGACTTCATACAGCTGCTCGAGCGGTGGATGCTCACACTCTCGAGCGCAGCAGACGTCAAGTGCAAGAACCCGTCAAGAATACTACGAGTTCCTGGAACTCTAAACTGGAAGAACCGCGAACTGCCTCGGTTGGTGGAACTCGCGAAGTATCCTCCAGAAGCCTCCAGAATCGTCGAGGAGACACAGACCACGCATCCATGGGGCGATGAGTGGTCGCGTCTTCTGATTGCCGCCAAAGCAGGGGACCTTCCAAAGCGTGAGCGTGGGAACTGGAATCTTGGCAAGTACAAGCATGGCGATTACCTGCTGTATTGTTTCAATCACACCGTGATCGGCATCGAGCAGATGCGATGTATGGGCATGTTCGCACATGCCGAAGAGTGTCGTACACTCGTAACCACTGCGCTGGACACGCAGTCATTCTCGGACTAGGACTAAAATGGAAGAACTTACACTCGACGATCTCCGCGCCATGGTGGCCGGAGACATGGCGACGCATGCTCGCGTCGTGGCAAATGGAGAGCACCACTGGGATAGGCTGTTTCAGGCGCAACCTGCATCAGGTGGACCATTCAATGGACGGAACAATGCGCTGGTCACACTGTTGGGCTTTTTGAGAGCGAAGCGCTTCTCGATTGACCAGGCGAACATCTTTTCAATCTGGTGGTCTGACACCTATTGCGAACCTCCACTCGAGCCTGAGCTCATTCGTGAGACGACTGGCCGCTTCTGGGTCCAGTGGGCGCAGGGTAATGTTCCCGACGATCTACCGGGCGGTGAGACCATCGCTCCCTGGGAGGTCTGGGACTGGACACGTATGGAGGTCGAAGAAGCGAAACTCGGAGCACAGTCATGGCTGATTCCGAACGTGCTGTCGACTGGTGGACTTCACTATTTGTCATCACCTCCAGGCAGCGGGAAAACGTGGGTCATGTGTGATTTGATTCGTGCAGCTGTCTTTGGCGACAAATGGCTGAACGAGTTTGAGATTCCACAGACTAAGGTGTTGTACATCGATGAGGAGATGGGCGTCCAGAAGGTCCTACAGCGGCTCAGGAAGCTCGGAATGCGTTCGGCTGAGGGAATGGGCTATCTCAACCGGGTAGGCGTCAGGTTGGACAATATCCTCGATGTCGAACGAATCGTCAAACATTGCCAGGCGCAGGGCATTGGTCTAGTACTCATCGACTCACTGGTGCGTGTTCACGGCCTGGACGAAAACGACAATAGCCAGATGAGGAAGTTGTACGACTCGTTCAAGAAACTTCTGGACGTCGGCATCACTGTGCTCATCGCTCACCACAACAGGAAGGGTGGCACCGACGGGACAGTCAAACACGAAGGAATGCGCGGCGCTGCTGAGATTGTTGCAGCTGCTGACATGGCCTACAGCGTCGAAAAACAGGCGAATGGGTTGTATCGCATGTATGTCACGAAGGGCCGTCTAATCAGCGACGAGGATGCCATCGATGTCACGTTCGAGATTCGTGACGAGGACGGGCTGACGAAGGTGCGAACACTTGACGCCGGCGCTAGGAGCGAAGTCATCACACAAGAGATCCGCTCGAAACTCATCGAGCTCATCAGCGATTCACCAGGCATCACACAGACGCGCTTGGTCGAGTTATGCGGCAGTCGAAAATCAGTCGTGGCTGCGACGCTCGCGGACCTCGAAGCGAGTCGAATCGGCTCGTTTGAGAAGGGGCCAAAGAACGCAAAACAGTACAGTCCGACAGGGCTTCTTTAGGCCGTTTCTGTTGTTCCCGCTGTTGTTCCCGTGCTGTTCCCCCTTAAGTATGAGAAAACGGGAACAACAGAAGAAAAACCCCCCTTTGGAAACCCCCCCTGCGAGCATGTTAGAGGTTGCTCGCTTAGGGGTCTTAAGTTGAAACTGTTCCTGCGGGCCGGACGCTTACGCTGGCCCACTGGAACAGCATCAACTTATTATTTGACAGATGGTTTGATTGTTGGTAATGTCAACTTTGATGGTGCTGGTGGAAACACCTTCTGGATTGGTAACTGAGCCAGCACTGTCAACAGAGCGGCCTTATGGCCGAAGGAGAAATAGAGTTATGGGTTTCTTTTCAAAAGCCACGTTCAGCGATGGCTCCTCACAGTTTGAGTCAGCACCAGCTGGCGTCTATGTATGCCGCCTGGCTAACCTCGAGTCGGTTGATCGTCCTTCATACGATGACCCGAACGTCATGCTCCCGAACTTTAAGTTCACTTTTGAGACCACTGAGTATGGCGACTCTGCTGGCAATGCCTACCGCTTCTTCAAGTACACCCGTCAAGGTTACGGCAACGACAAGCAAGCGCTCACAATCCTTCTCGACGGTATGCTCGGACGTCGCT